CCGAAGGTCCTTCTATCATCCACTCCATTGTCTACTTCGTGAAAATGAGCCCGGGCCAACGGCTCAGCTTCCAACCAGAACTTTTGCCAAATAAGCTCTTCCCCCACTACCAGTTTTGCTGGCAGCGCCCCTTCTCTCAGTTGAGTCTCAAACATTGTTCCCCCGCAGATATTCTAGCCACCTCTTGCATCACACTAGCCTTCAGCCCGGCTATTGCTTCCGCGTTAGCTTTCAGCTTTTGCATTCGTTTCTGCATATCCACTTGAATATTGAAATCTGCAAAATATTCCCAGCGGCCTTCCGGCGCTTGTTCCCCGTTGCAGAACTCATACAAATGCTCGCAGACGTCTTTTCTTTCTAGCTGCTGAAAGCTTAACGTCTTTGTACCTTCTAGCCGGCTGATGGCCTCCAAATAGGTCTTGCGTTGTTCCAGCTCCAGTAGGCCCGGGAAAAGCCCGCAGCGGCCAAGGCTGTAAGCCACATCCCCTACCGGCCGTTGGATGACGACCAGCTTGGCCTCTGGCATCCGATGCTTAATCACCCGCCAAGCCATCATTGCCCCGGTTTCGCAGGTTCCCGCCAACCGATCACGGCCATAGAATTGACCGATGAAATCGCTTATGCTCTTGCAATCAATGCCCGTGTCATGACCAACGGCTCCCGGCCGAGGTGCAAGAAAATGACTCAGCCAAGCCGTGCGCGAACGCGGCAGACCGAAGACCAGAAAAGGCTTTGCCCGCTGACTCATCCCGCCACCCAAGAAGTTCCATTGAAGAAAACCGGGATCACATTTGCCCCACCGCCAGTAACTGCTGCCCCTACGGAATAGCTAGCTGCCGCTGCATTTGTCACCCAGCTTCTTGTCCCTTGAGCCTGGCCTGTCGGCAAAGANGCCACCACATATCCGCCGTTCTGCCCCGTTCCGCCATTGCCCACCGGCAANGTCCCACTTACATCCGCGCCAAGAGCCACCGCGCTAAAACTCGGCGCACCGGAGGGATTCCCGTGCAGCACAGTATTGGTCGCTCCGAGGCCCACTGGAGTGCTCGGGCCACTGGCCCCACCGCCAACCACCAGCTGATTCGCCGCCAACACAGCAGAAGAACTCATATGCGTGCTGGTGTCAAAATACGGCACCCCGCCGGAAGTTCCAGCTACATTCAGTTGCATAGTCCCGCTGCTGCTTACCGGGCTTCCGCTAACACTCAGCAACCCGGTGTTGGCTTGCAGCCCCACACTGCTAACACTACCAACGGTTGAAACTTGTGCTCCGGTAGCCGCATTAATAACCGAGATCACCGAACCATTTTGCAGCAAATAAAGTGCCTGCTGCAGTGTTCCACTTGCCCCGGCCCTCTGCCAAAGCGAGATCATAAACCGCGCCCAAGGCAAAGTCAATTGTCCTTGATCGTCAACCACTCTAGTATTTCCCAACGGGAAACCTTGGTAATTTTGATAACCAGTTGTCACTTGTTTTTCCTACTTTAGCTATTAAGCACATGTACATCAACCCAGGCCCCGTTAAGAGCAACTGAGCCAATGGCTGAATAACTAAGTTCAAAAATCACATCCCTACCAATGCCCAACACTTGCCACTTTGGCTCGGTTAGAAACTGTCCGGGATTACCCAAGCTCATCGGCACAGGCTCGCCAAAGCTCTTTCCCCTATCCAAGCTCACTCGCAGAAACACTTGCCCAGCACCACCAGAATCATCCAGCGGTACATCTCCCACTTCAATATCAGCGATGAAATTGTTAAACTTTACCCTTTTGCCCTCGGCTTCGGTTAGTGCATTGCCTGGATTTTGCGGATTTGCGCCAATACCAGCAAGAATATGCGGGAATGTCCGAATGCAGCTAATGCTTCCAGTCACCCCATTCACGGTATCGGTGTAGGTATCCCGATCAAGCTTATACAGTGTTCCATACTGCCAATCTTGCCCTACGTTCACGCCGTAGAGATTAGCCACCGAAATCACTCTATCCCGGTTTAAATTGCCGTTGTTGTCGGTCCAGCACCGCTGATGCCAAGCCAAATTCGGATCGCCAACACTGGCATCATAAACCCAGGTTTGATTTGCAGCAGGAAAAGTCAGCCCGTAAAAGACATGCCCACCTTGCTGATACGTATATCCCACTGCATCACTTATCCCAACCGTTTTAATCATGGTCAGGATAGCATTTTCCAGCGCATGATTGGAAACTCGAAGAGTATTATATCCGGTCTGTTTGAATACAATACCAGCACCTTGCAGATCCTGTCCAAGCCAATAGGCGTTGATGTCCTCTGTCGCCCAACTGTAAGTCGCCACGCAGCCGTGCTCAATGCTGGCCCCGGGCAACTCTGCAAAGGGAAAACCAGCATTGCCAGCGTCATACCAAAGCTCGGATTTAAAATTGCCCAACAGCAGTAGCTGCCGACGATTCACCCCCAGAGTTATAATATTCCCCGGATAGTTATTCTTCGCCGCGACGTAAGTTGCGTCAATCGTCAGCACATTGTTGAGCGTAGAAAAATACGAATTGGTGTTTATGATATTTCCTACTATAAACCCGTCAAGAATATCCACCCGGTTGCTGCCGACGAATGTTCCAGTGCTATCGACATATTTCGCAAACGCATTAGTTGACAGATTGATGGTGTAACCATACTGACTGCCATCAACCAGCAAAATATTCGTCCCATTGTCAATCATAGAGATCATGTTTGTGTTATAAATAAGAAGACTGCCTAATAAAGTCAAAGTCCAATCAGTGTTAATTTTATAAACTCCTTGACCAACTACGCAGTAGCCCACGCCATTGCTTGCAGTATAAATTCCACGGCCAACGCCTTGCAGCGGACCATAAGTTATTCCAATGGAAAAATCAGTGTTAAAATCGGTATTAAAATCTCCCACACTATTTTGCGGGCCAAGCGGGACAAGCCCTGGCCGCTGATAATGCGTCATCGGAACCGGAGAAATACTTTTCGGGTTATTCTCCGGGTACAGATTAATAGCTCGCTGAGCGTTAGCCCCGACCCAGCGAGCAGAATACGCACCACCAATGAGGGGAAGACGAGCCACAGCAGACACCCAAAGCCGGAGAAGGAAAAGAAAAAGCGGGGGCAAAAATTACCCCCGCCCAAAGGGCCTTAGCCGGAAAGCGATTGCTTCCAAATACCGGCCTTGAAGCAGCTGTAAATCGCAACCTTGCCAGAGGCCTGGGTTACGCTTGCAGCGCCCGCACCGGTTGAACCGGCAGCCAGCACCGTATCGGTAGCAGAATTGCCGGGGTTGTAGGAGCCAAATACGGCCATCGTATTAGCTCCGTTGTTGCAAACGGTCACTTCCGTGCCNGGCGTGGCGGGCGGCAGCGCGANAGAATCGCTAGTCGTCGCAACAGTGTCGATCTGGCTATAGTTATTAANCATAATCGGCGCACCGGAAAGACCACCGCCAGCAAGAGCGGTAATCCCNNTCTGATAGCTGTAAANATCATTTACCAGCGTAAGCAGATCACCACCGTCGATCAGACGATAGCCGGGGATAAAAGAGCGGAAGAAGGNTGCGAAAGAGTTGGCCATTTTAGACTCCTAGTCTAAGGTTAGAATGGGTTAGAGGGTGGAACCAGACAGCCTACCGGCGAAGCCTTTAATAACTTCTATCTGAGAAGATATTATAAAGCCCCGGACGGGTAAGCTGTTCTGGCATCGTCAAGCGGGAAATTTTAGTATTAGCCCCCCGCAGGGCATTCAAGGAATCTTTAGCCAGTCCCGGCAGTGGATCGCCGGGATAGGTCCCGATAGAAAACATGCTTCTTAGCCGAATGGCCAAGTTCATCACAATGGCGTTGTAGTACTCATACGGCAGCGAGATCTGCGTGGCCAAAGTGGCAAATTTTGTCGGNAGCTGCTGCTTGACTACAATGCCCACGCCNTAGATATTAGCTGTTGGAATAGGCCANGGATANAGCGCCCCCAGCGGCCAACCCGGATCGTAAAAAACGCACTGGGTCCAGCTGCTAAGCGTCTTCAGCGTCAACCGGGAGTAGTCCTCCATCGAGATCAGCAGCTCCAGCGGATAATCCACCGGATTCACCCCGCCGCCCTG